CCCCGCCGGTAGAAATCAGAGAATTTATGGTGTATTCCTAAACCATAGGAGACATCTATGGCCATCAGAGCGATCCAGGAAAGTGAAGAGCGCCCCCCTCTTCGATTTGTGGCGCCTGATGACCCGCCAGAGGCAATCCAGCCCCCCAGGGATGAGCCTCTGGCGTCTCCTCCCCCTAAACCGCTCCCGCCGGCCCGTGAGGTCCGCGTTGTGCAGTTTCCGACCGCTGAGACTGTCGCGGTCATGTCCGTATTGCTCAAGATCCTCGGAACCCGCGTCATTTTGATGTTTGCGGGCATTGGGGCCTTCGTGCTGGCGCTGATCGCGCTGCAGCAGGGCAGCGTTCAGTCCATCATCACCAGTGCGCTGTACGACAGCCTCGTCTTCGCGCCATGCATTTATCTGACGCTCCGGAGAGAGTAGATGCCCAACAAGTTCCTGAACACCCAAGACAGCGCCGCTCCGCAGCGTCTCCGCGACAACGTCGGCAAGATCAAGGTCTCTGAGAGCCAGAACCTCTTTGAGGCCGACTTTGAGTACTCCGCGCAACCCATGCGTTGGGAGAACTTCACCGTTGGTGCTGCCACCATCACGCAAATCTCCAGCCAAGGGGGTGTGCAGCTTTCGGTGACGGGTGCCTCTGGTGACCTCGCGATCCGTCAGACCCGACCCTACATCCGCTACCAGCCGGGTAAGACGATCTACATGGCCACGGGTCACGTTTTTGGCCCCCCGATCACGAACAACCGCCAGCGCGTGGGCTTCTTTGACGACGCCAACGGCATGTTCCTTGAGGTGGGTGACCCGACCGCAACCAATCCCACGGGTCTGGCTGTCGTGTACCGTTCTGACACGGGCACGAGTGGGGTTCAGGAGTACCGGACGCTCGCGAATGCGTGGAGCGATCCCAACCAGATAGCCGCCAGCCTGAATTGGCAGATCATCCAGATGGTGTGGATGGAGTACGCATGGTACGGCGCGGGGATGCTGCGCTGGGGCGTGACTATCCAAGGCGAGCCGTACACTCTGCACCAGATCGGCATCGCGAACTTGCCCGGTCAGATCACCGCATGGAGCCGAACCGGCAACCTCCCTGTCCGGTATGAGAATCGGAACGTGGGCACGACCACCGCCAACAGCTTCTACCACTGGGGCGTGTCGGTGTTGGCAGAGGGGAAGATCGACAACCAGCGGGGCTTCACCTACGGTTACGGCACTGCTCCGACCCGTGCGCCCTCGGCTGCTACGCGCTTCCCGCTTCTGTCCATCCGGTACAGAAACATGGGTACGCTGGAATACGGCGTGGACACGGCCTACAGCGGCGCAAACGGTACGCTGCCTACGGGCGGTGCGGCCATCACGGGTGTGTCTCAGACGGCCACCCAGACCGTTGTGACGTGTAGTTCCGCGACGTGGACGCCCAGCCAGTGGGTGGACAAGTACTTCTTCAGCCGGGGCACCACACAGGTTCTGACGAGCATCACGGTCTCCGCAGCGGGCTCTGCTGCTGTGGTCACGAACGGCACCAACTACGTCAGCAATGGCCGCTACATCACCATCAGCGGGGCCACGGGTAACACCACGGTCAACGGCGTGTTTCTCGTCAGCGGCGCGTCTGCGTCGGGCTTCACGATCACCGGCTCTGGCATCACCACCGGGTCTGTGACCGGCTCTCCGGTGATGACCTCTGGTCAGGGTCCGATTGGGCGCATCATTGCGAACACCGCGACCACCCTGACGGTTGTGGACAACATTCAGTCCACGTCCACCGCGACCCTGCCCATGATGATCCCCCCGGTGGCGGGGAGCAACTACATCATCGGCGTGATCGACCGTGGCCAGATTCTGCCGCAAATCCTGTCGATCTACTCCAGCGCCAACTGTACGCTAGAGCTTATCACGTCCACCTACTCGTCGCCTGTGCAGCTTACCGGGGCGAGTTTCGCGACCGCGTACTCTCTGGGTTCGCTCAACAGCTTCGCGGAGCGCGACATCTCCGCTACCGCCCTGACCGGCGGGGAGGTCGTGTACAACACCCCGCTGCCGTCCGGTGGTCTCCAGACTTTCGACCTGTCGAGTTTCTTCCCGCTGTTCAACGTGGTGCAGGGCAACCAGCCTGACATTTTGACGGTTGCCATCACCGGCACCGCCACGGTGGGTGCCTCCCTCATCGCTCAGGAAGCCATGTCGTAATGGCAACAAACGCGGTCTATCAACTCGAGACGACCGCGCCGCTTGCGGCCAGCGCCACCTTCACGGGTGCGTCCAGGGACGCCTATGGGACTGGCACACAGGGTGCTGTGTCCCCGTGGGCGTTCTTTGTGGCTAGCGTCTACACGGATCAGACCGCGACCGCATACATCGACCTGTCGAGTGACGGGGCGACGTGGATCATCGCCGCCGTCCTGCCAATCGCGGCATCTACGCCTGCAACCATCTCAGCACCTGTTTTGGCCCAATTCTGCCGGGTTCGCGTAGTCAACGGTGCCACGACCCAAACCACATTCGCCGTCAGATCCGGTTTTGCGGCCACAGGCGCGTCCCTGTCCAATCAGGCCGGTGTGAACGCCATCGGCAGCACTCTTCTAGCTCCGTGGAACACTCAGGTATCTCGGGGTTTGGTGCCCGGTGCCTCTACGGTCTCAATACAGGGTTACACGGCGTCGATCACCGCCGGGAGTTACTACCCCATGTGGGAAGTGGGTGGGTACTATGTGTTCCCGCCCTCCGCGATCCAGATGCTGCTCTATAGCTCGTCTGCGTCCGACACGGCTGTGTCGATCCTGATCAGCGGGCTGGATGCCTCCTACAACAATCTGTCCGAGACGCTGGTCCTGACCAACGGCACGACGGGCGTGACTACGGTCAACAGCTACCTCCGGATCAACGGGATTCAGGTGACGGGCACAACCAACCCGGTGGGCGCAATTACGCTGGCAAACGCGGGCAAGACCGTCACCTATGCCCAGATCAACAGTGCGAACTTCAACGGCTCGACGATTTCCAAGGGCAAATCCAGCATGAGCATCTATACGGTTCCGGCTGGGTACACGTTCTACCTATATCGGGTCCAAGCGTATTGCCCGCCCCCCGCAGCAACAGATATCACTCTGTACCGCGTGTATACGCAGAGCAGCACCGGCATCACGCAGATATTCCTGCAAGCGCCGTTTCAGAGCGCGGGTTACGACAGCACCCGTGTTTCCCCCCGAGCCTACGCCGCAAAAACAGATGTGCAGTGGCAGTTGAACGTCACCACCGCTACTCAAGGATCCATCCAGTTGGAAGGAATCCTGATAGCTAACACGGCGGCATGATATGACCCAGGATGACTACATCTACACCCTGCCCTTCGTCGTGATCCTGTTCTGCGTCGTTTGCCGTGCATCAGGAGCGCCTGATGCGTTCCTGATGCCGGTGATCATGGGCGCGTTTGCTCTCATCCAACCTCCTAAGAAGCCGCCACAGCCATGAACCGCGATCTCCTGACAACCGACCTCGAGCGCGAGGAAGGATGCCGCCTGCTGGCCTACAGGGACACACTGAACGTCCTGACGATCGGCTATGGGCACACAGGCCCAGACGTGCATGAGGGCCTCCAGTGGACGCAGCAGGCCGCTGACGAGCAGCTGGATCATGACATAGACCACACCTGTGGTCAGATGGACGTGGTCATCCCCTGGTGGAGATCTCTGGACGACGTGAGAGCCAATGTGCTGGTCAAGATGGCGTTCCAGCTGGGGATCGGCGGTTTGCTCGAGTTCAAGCAGATGCTGGCTCATGTGAGGGCTGAGGAATGGGATCTGGCCAAGGCTGCAGGCCTTGATTCAGAGTGGGCCAAGCAGACGCCGGCCCGCGCGAAACGCGAGATGGACGAGCTCGAGACGGGAGTGCACGCATGAGCTTCTTTCTGAACATCCTGAAGTGGATTGCTAGCCTATGGTTAAGGCAGACACCGGCTCCTTCGCAGGAAGCGGTCCAGGCCGCAGCTGCTGCAACCGCTGAAACCGAGCTCAAGACCCAGGAGAAGAGCCTTGCCCAAATTGCTGCTGCGAACATGGCCCGCGATGCTGTCACTGGCCGCTTTCTCAAGTCTGGTGGCCTGCGCGCCGTTGAACAGTCAGACCCCAATAACCGCGACAACGCCTGATCCGGTCTGTCTGGTCTGGAAGACGGTCTCGTACTCGGCCAAGGACGACAGCGAGCTGACCGTCAAGCAGATCATCGCCAACAACGCGGCACGGGCAAGCCTCTGCCCTAAGTGATTTTCCTGTGGTAAAAGTAGGGATCCGCCCCAGTGGCCCCCCACGCAGGAAACACTCATGAGCATTCTGACCGACGTTCTGAATAAGAAGATCAGCCCAATTCAGGGCGTGGAGCAGGCTCTGCATTGGGCCCAGGCCCTGATCGCGCATTCTCCGGACATGAGTGCTTCGATTGACACTGTAACAGCAGATCTCAAGCACGCGGCCTCGAACGCGTTGGATCTGGCCGATACGGACATTGGCGCGTCTATCGCAGCGA